GAAGCGCTGCCGACGCCGGGCAGCCGGGCGAAGGGGCCGGTGCGGGCGCACAGAGCGCGCCAAACGCGGCCCAGACGGGGCAGGACGCCACTGCCGGGGAAACGCCGCGCGACCTGAAAGCCGAGTTTGACGCCCTGGTGAAGGGCGAATACAAGGGCGAGTTTGACGCGCGGGTGCAGAAGATCATCAACCAGAGGTTTGCCAAGGCAAAGGCCGCAGAGGAAGCCAACGGCAAGATGCAGGCCGCCATGGATGTGCTGGCCCAGCGATACAGCCTGAAGGCCGACGATTACGACGGCATTGCGGCGGCGCTGAACGACGACCAGAAGCTGTACGAGGAGGCCGCGGGCGAGGCAGGCATGGACGTGAAGCAGTTCATGCGGGTGCAGCAGCTGGAGCGGGAGAACGCCCGTTACCAGCGCCAGCAGGCCGAGCTTGCCCAGCGCCGGCAGATGGACCAGGCGTACCAGCGCCTGATGCAGGAGGCCGACGGCGTGAAGGCGCAGTACCCGGCGTTTGACCTGAACGCCGAGATGCAGGACCCGGACTTTGTGCGGCTTTTGCGCGCGCAGGTGCCGCTGAAAACCATTTACGAGGTGCGCCACCAGGACGAGATTTTGGGCGGCGCAATGCAGTACACCGCGCAGAAGGTGGCCGCCAAGGTGGCCGCCGGCGTGAGCGCCAACAGGGGCCGCCCGGCGGAAAACGGCGCGGCGGCCAGCGGCGCCAGCGGGGCAAGGTTTGATGTGGAACATTCGACAAAGGAGCAGCGCATGGCGCTGATCCGGCGCGCGGCGAACGGAGAACGAATCGAGTTTTAAGGCCTGCCTGAAAGGCGGGCAGGAAGGAGGAAACCCATGATCTGCAACTGGAAACAGCATTTTGACATCCAGCGCTTTGCGGCTGCGGGCACCCAGACGACGGGCACCAGCACCCTGAGCGCCGAAATGAAAACCTTTTACGACAAAACCCTGCTGGACAATGCCGAACCCCAGCTGGTACACGACCAGTTTGGGCAGGAGCGCAACATCCCGGCGCACGGCGGCAAGACGATCGAGTTCCGCAAATTTTCGAGCCTGGCGAAGGCCACGACCGCCCTGACCGAAGGTGTGACCCCGGACGGCAAGAGCCTGACCGTGACCAGCAAGACCGCCACGGTGGCGCAGTACGGCGACTACATTGTGCAGAGCGATATGCTGGAGCTTACCGCCATTGACAACACCATTGTGGAGGCGACGAGGCTTTTGGGCGACCAGGCGGGCCGCACCCTGGACACCGTGACCCGCGAGGTGCTGGCCGGCGGGACCAATGTGCTGTACTGCCCCAAGATTGCCACGGACGGCACCGAAACCGCCGTGACGGCCCGCGCCAGCCTGGACGCGACCTGCCTTTTGACCGTGAAGCAGGTGTTCCGCGCGGCGGCGATCTTGAAGGCCGCCAACGCGCCCAAGATCAACGGCGACTATGTAGCGATCATTCACCCGTATGTGGCCTATGACCTGATGATGGCCGCGGGCGACGCCTGGATGGACGTACACAAGTATGCCAGCCCGGAGAACATCTACAACGGCGAGATCGGCAAGCTGGGCGGCGTGCGCTTTGTGGAAACCACCGAGGCGAAGATCGTGTCGAACAAAGCGACCAGCCCCATCAACATTTTCTGCACCCTGTTTTTGGGCGCGGACGCCTACGGCAAGACCAAGGTGGAGGGCAGCGGCCTGGAAGTGATTGTGAAGCAGAAGGGCAGCAGCGGCAGCGCCGACCCGCTGAACCAGCGTTCCAGCGTGGGCTGGAAGGCCATCAAGTGCGCCGAGCGCCTGAGCGAGGAGTACATGGTGCGCGTGGAGAGCGGAAGCACCTGGAGCAGCCAGGCGGCGGTGAACTGATAACAGAAAGGACAAACAGCGATGAGCAGCGTGAAAAAAAGCATTGAAACGGCAGAAAGCGCACAGGCGGCCGGAGCCGGAACCGGCGAGGACGCCGTGCGCGAGGCACAGCGCGAGGCCATGGCCCCCGCCCGCGTGGCGGAGGAGGGCGACCCCAACATGACCGAGAAGGTGACGATGCGCCTGCCGGTGAACCGGGAGAACCCCGGCGACAACGAGGTTGTTGTGGGGCTGAACGGGCGCTTTTACAAGATCAAGCGCGGCGTGAAGGTGGAGGTGCCGAGGGCCGTGGCGCTGATTTTGCAGCAGAGCGAGGAACAGGACGCCGCGACGCTGGAAATGATCGAAGCGATCCGGGACGGCAAACAGCACCAGGGCTGATGCCGCAAGAGAACAACACCCTACACAGGGGCGACGGGGAGAAAAGCCCGCCGCCCCTGATTTTTGTAAGAAGAGGTGAAGAACATGACGATACGGCAGGCTTTGACACAGGTGGAGCAGGTAAAGCCGAACGCCGTGCCGGACGAGGTGCTGGTGCAGTGGCTGAACGAGGTGGACCAGACGATTTTTAAGGAGCTGGTGAAAACACACGAGTACGGCACAGAGCTTGTGTTTGGCGGGTACGACCGCACGGACGAGAGCGGCGCGGACAGTGTTGTGCTGCTGGCGCCGGAGCCGTACAGCCAGCTGTATGTGTATTACCTGTGCGCGCAGATTGACATGCAGAACCAGGAGTTTGACCTGTACCAGAACAACGCCGCCCTGTACAACAAGGCATACAGCGACTATGCGAGCTATTACAACCGGAAGATCATGCCGGTGAGCGGGGCAAGGTTTAACGCCTGGGGGGTGAGGTGATGCGGCTGCCAAAGCTGGAGGGCAAAACGGGAAGCACCGAGCTGAACCGGCAATTTTTAGGATACCGCCATGTGGACGCACCGGACGAGGGCGCGTTTTACGAGATGGAAAACGTGACAAGCGAGCGCTACCCCCTGATGGCCCCGCGCAGCCCGCGCGCCAAACTGTATACCCTGCAAAACCCCGGCGGGCTGTGCGCCAAGACGGCGCTGGCATGGACAGAGAACGGGAAGCTGTATTACGGCGGCGAGGCCGTGGCCGATGTGAGTGAGGGCGAAAAAACCTTTGTGAGCATGGGGGCGTGGCTGATCGTGTTCCCGGACGGGGTGCGGTACAACACGGCGGACGGCACGGTGGATGCCATTGGGCAGAAGAATGTGACGGACGGGACTGTGAACTTTACCCTGTGCGAAGCGGACGGCACGGCGTACAGCGACTATACCGTGAGCGAAACCGAGCCGGAGGACACGACAAAATACTGGCTGTGTACCGGCAGCGACCCGCACTGCCTGAAAAAGTACAGCGCTGCCACAAAGCTGTGGAACACGATACCGACCACCTATGTGATGATAAGCGCCGCCGGCATTGGCAAGAACCTGGCGGAAGGCGACACCGTGACGGTGAGCGGGGTGCTGGACAGCGTGGGGGCCGACCTGAACGGCGAGATGCTGCTGCAGCAGGCGGCGGACGACGCGGTTGTGGTGGTGGGCTTTTTGGACGAAACGGCAAGCCAGACCGACGCGGTGACGCTGGAGCGAAAGGCCCCGAAGCTGGATTATGTGGTGGAGTGCAACAACCGGCTGTGGGGGTGCAGCAGCGAGGAAAACGAGATTTACGCCTGCAAGCTGGGCGACGCGACCAACTGGAACTGCTTTGCTGGGCTGGCGACCGACAGCTACACCGTGAGCGTGGGCAGCGACGGGCCGTTTACCGGCGCGGCAGTGCAGCTGGGGTATGTGCTGTTTTTTAAGGAGAACTGCCTGCACAAGGTATACGGCAGCAAGCCGAGCAACTTCCAGGTGAGCATGACGGCCTGCGAGGGGGTGCAGCCGGGCAGCGCCAAAAGCCTGTGCATGGTGGGCAGCACCCTGTATTACAAGGCCGACCACGGCGTGATGGCCTATGACGGCAGTGTGCCGGAAAGCGTGAGCGCAGCGCTGGGCGGCGTGTATTACCAAAACGCCGTGGCGGGCACCGAGCGCGGGCGGCTGTACCTGAGCATGCAGGACGCGGCGGAAAGCTGGCACCTGTTTGTGTACGACACGGAAACCGGCATTTGGTGCCGCGAGGACGCGGCCCACGCGGCGGCATTTGCGACGCTGAACGGGAACGCCTACATGCTGGACGCGGACGGGTGTGTTTGGAAGCTGACCCCGGCGGAAGGGGAAGCGACCGAGGGGCCGGTGCGCTGGATGGCCGAAACCGGGATGCTGGACCCGTATGTGCTGGATGCGCACTACACCAACCGGCTGCAAATCCGGCTGTGGCTGCCGGAGGGAAGCCGGTTTGCGGTGTGGGCGCAGTATGACGACGGGGACTGGCAGCGCGCGGCGGATTTTGCGGGCAGGCGGAGCCGGAGTGTGTTTTTGCCGGTGATCTTGCGCCGGTGCGACCATGTGCGGCTGCGGCTGTGCGGTGTGGGGCCGTGCAAGGTGTACGCCATGAGCCGGGTGACAGCGACGGGCAGCGAACGGCGCGAGCGGGACAGCCTGAACGGATGAGGAGGTGCGGGCAATGGCAAACCTGAGCCAGTTGCAGATGCCGAGCATTGACACGGGGCAGCTGAGCGGCAAGGACGGCAAAAAGATAAAAAGCTACCTGTTCCAGATACAGGAAATGCTGCGGTATGCCCTGAACGACATTGACGAGGACAATTTAAGCGAGGAGCTGCGCAGCAAAATTGAGAGCGGGGGCCTGAGCAGCGAAATCAGCCAGGCGCTGGATGCCATTACCCTGCGGGTGACGGGGCTGGACGATGCCCAGGCCGAGCTGAAGCTGACGGCGGAAGGGCTGACGAGCCAGGTGGAGGCACAGGGCGGGCGGATCAGCACGCTGGAACAGACGGCCACAAGCATTACGGCGCGGGTGGAAACCGCCGAGGGCGATATTACCACCCTGGAGCAGACGGCCACCAGCCTGACGGGGCGCATTGAGAGCGCCGAGGGCGACATTAACACCCTGACGGCGACGGCGACCGGACTGGAAGGGCGCATTGAGAGCGCCGAGGGCAGTATTACCACCCTGACGGCGACGGCGGACGGCCTGAGCACCCGTGTGGAGAGCGCGGAGGGCAACATTACCAGCCTGACGCAGACGGCGGAAGGGTTTGGCACCCGCATTGAAACGGCGGAGGGCGACATCAGCAGTTTGCAGCAGACGGCCAGCGGCCTGACGAGCCGCATAGAAACCGCCGAAGGTGATGTGACCGAATTGCAGCAGACAGCGGGGAGCCTGACGGGGCGCATTGAGAGCGCGGAGGGCGATATTACCACCCTGACGGCAACGGCCAACGGCCTGAGCACCCGTGTGGAGAGCGCCGAGGGCAACATTACCAGCCTGACGCAGACGGCGGACAGCCTGAAAACCCGTGTGGAGAGCGCGGAGGGCGACATTACCACCCTGACGGCGACGGCGGAGGGGCTGAAAACCCGTGTGACGGACGCGGAGGGCAACATTACCACCCTGACGGCAACGGCGAATGGCCTGACCACCCGCGTGGAGAGCGCGGAGGGCGATGTTACCACCATCAAGCAGTGGGCGGACAGCCTGACGCTGAGTGTGGCGAACGGGGACAGCAGCAGCACCATACGCCTGATGGCGGGCAGCACCGAGATTTCCAGCGGGAGCATTGGGTTTACCGGCGTGGTGACGTTCAGCGACCTATCGACCTGGCAGCAGGACAAGACCATCATCAACGGCGGCAACATTACCACGGGGCAGATACACAACAGCGATTATTCGACGGTGTACGACCTGGACAACGCGTGGATACGGATGGGCGCGTCGGACGGGAACCGGGTGTACATCGACAAGAGCGGGATCCAGTGGTACGGGGGCACCGCCACCAGCAGCGGGATGTCGCAGGGGGTGATCCAGAACGGGCTGAAAACCACGACGGAGGGCGACACCACCATTTTCTGCGCGGACACCCGCTACCAGAAATACGGATGGTGGCACGACAGCAGCTTTCAGGGCATCACGATCGAGCAGGTGGACAACAGCGTGGGGTGCAGCGGAAAACTGGAGGTGAACCAGGGCATCCAGTGCCGTTCCCTGAGCGCGTGGGACGCCAAGAACCGCATTGTGCGCACCGATTTTGGAAACCTGGCCATCAACGCGGTGGAAAGCCCGGAGCCGATGTTCTGCGATGCGGGCAGCGGCGAGTGTGATGAAACCGGCCTTTGTTACATCGCAACCGAACCGCGCTACCGCGAGACCGTGAGCGAAACGCAGGATTTGCGCTGGGCGCTGACCCCGACGGGCGCAAGCGCCGCGCTGTGGGCAGAAAAAACGGCCTTTGGCGCAATCGTTCACGGCCCGGCGGGACAGTGCTTTGACTGGGTGTGCTGGGGCGTACAGCGCGGCTTTGAGGGCGTGTACGCCGACGTGAGCGATGCCAAGTACCCGGAGGAGGAGAACCGGGGCGCGGCCCTGCTGGACGCGGCGGAAACAGAAGCGGCGGTGAGTTTGCCACTGACGATAGAAGAAGCGAGTTGAAAGGAGATTTGACCATGAACAAAATCACAGGCTTTAGCGTGCTGACGACCGGCGAGGGGGAGCGGGTGACGCTCTCTTACAGCGTGCTGGACGCAGACGGCAACATTGTGAGCACCAACAACCGCAAGAACTACGTTGTACTGGACGAGGACGTGCTGACGGCGATCGCCGCCATCCGCACCGACGCGGCGGCGCATTTGGAGGGCTGAGATGAAGAGCATTGACAAGCGCGTGCGGGAGCTGCGCAGGGCGGTGGAGGGTGTGCTGAACACCTACGGCCTGCCCCTGAGCATTGACGAACTGGTGCTGGAGGGCCTGCTGAGCACGGTGCGGGCGCAGATGGAACGGGACAGTGACCCGGAGGAGGCTGAAAATGGCAAACCGAAGCAAAGTTGACCAGATCGAACGGGAGCGCCCCGGCGCATACACCCGAAGCGACTGGGTGACAAGCGCCGAGGCGGAGCGCAAGAACTACCAGACCACGCGGCCCAGTGAATACACCAAAAGCCAGGCGGTGCTGGACGCTGAGGCGGCGCTGAAGGATTACCAGGCGCAGCGGCCCGGCGATTACACCAAGAGCCAGGCGGTGCTGGATGCCGAGGCGGCGATCAAAAATTACCAGGCACAGAGGCCCGGTGACTATGAGAGCCAGTACGGCGCGCAGATCGACAGCCTGCTGGAGCAGATACAGAACCGGAAGGCGTTTGCCTATGATTTTAACGCCGACCCCTTGTACCAGCAGTACAAGAACCAGTACACCAAGCTGGGCAGCGACGCGGCGGCCAACGCGGCGGCGGACGCGGCAGCCCTGACGGGCGGCTACGGCGGCAGCTACGCGGCCAGCGCTGCCGCGCAGGCCAACCAGCAGTACCTGACGCAGCTGAACAATGTGATCCCCGATTTGTACCAGGCGGCCTATGAACGGTACCAAGGCGAGGGGAACGACCTGTACAACCAGCTGAGCGCTTTGCAAAACCAGGATGAGATGCAGTACGGGCGCTGGCAGGACCGGTACGCGAACTGGGCGGATTACCTGGACTACCTGACGAACCGCGCGGACAGCGAATACCAGGCCGAGTACGGGCGATACCAGGACAAGTACAGCAACTGGGCCGACTACCTGGATTACCTGACCGACCGCGCCGACACGGCGTACAGCCAGGACTACGGCGAATACAGCGACAACTACAACCGCTGGCAGGATTACCTGGACTACCTGACGGAGCGCGAGGACACCGCCTACAACCAGGATTACGGCGAGTACAGCGACAATTACACCCGCTGGCAGCAGATGCTGGACTACTATTACGGCGATTACCGCGACATGGTGAGCGACGAGCAGTGGCAGCAGGAGTTTGCGGAGAGCCAGAGGCAGTTTAACGAGCAGCTGGCGTTTGACAAGCAGCAGTACGCGGACAGCCTGGCGGCCAGCGCGGCGAGCGCGGGCGGCAGCGGGAGTTCTGCGGGCAGGAGCAGTTCGAGAAGCAGCAGGAGCAGCAAGAGCAGCAGCGACGATACCGTGCAGTATTGGATCAGCAAGATTGACCCGATGGCGGGCAGCGGACAGAGCTATGATTCCAGCACCCGCGCAGGCAAGGTTGGCATTGCCAACATGATAAACAACGGCTACAAGAAAGGGAACCTGACCAAAGCACAGGCAAAGTCGATTGCCGCGCACTACGGAATTTCGATCGATTAAAGGAGAAAGCAATGAGCGTACATTTGAACCTGCGGAACGGAAAAATCAGGACAGACGACAAGGAGGACATTGTACAGACAGCGGCCCCGGCGGCGCAGGAAACGGCGGCACAGACAAGCGCCGATTACGAGCGGCAGGTACGCCTGAACCTGAAAAAAGGAACCGTAAGCTACGGCGGAAAAAGCTACGGCCTGAGCCATGAGGGAACGAGCAATGCCGGAAGCCAGGCTTTGCAGGAGCGAATTGACGCGAGAAGCCGGGAGCAAAAGGCGCGCACGGGCAATATCTGGCAGGCACAGAGCCAGACGGCGAACCGGCAAAGCACGGAAGCCCGGCAGGAAGAAACCGCCAGGCAGAAGGTGATCACCATGTTGGCAGCGGGGGCCGCGGGGCTGGGGAGCCGGAGCACGGGCAGCGCGCGCGGCACGGCAAGCAGCTATTTGCAGGGCGGCGGCAGCACGGGCGGCAGCGCCTACGCCGCCGCCCTGAGCGCCCCGGCGGGCCGCACACAGCGGTATGTGAGCGGGCGGGAACAGCTGGGGCAGGACATTTTGAACCTGAACCGGCGGCAGGATGCCGAACAGGCGCTTGGCAGCCGCGTGATGAGCGACACGGCGCGCACCGACACGCTGGAACAGGCGGCGCGGGACACCGTGATCGATGCCATGGTGCGGCAGGCGCAGGCGGGCGGGCAGACGCAGGCGGACAAGGCCCGCGCTTTTGACCAGGTGAACGCCTGGCTGGACGAAAACCCGGAAGCCAAGACGCTGTGGGACGCCGAGCGCGGCGCGGGGCGCGGCAACCCGGCGGCACAGCGCGCGGCGCAGAGGATACGCGCCGGGATGAGCGAGGAGGAGGAGCGCGCCTACGAGCAGGCCGGGGAGCTGTACGACAGTTACGGCAGCGCGTGGAGCGCGGCGCACCGGCTGGGCAGCGACGTGAAGGGCCTGGCACAGCAGGCGGCGGGCAGCTGGGCGACGCTGGCGGAAAGCATTGCCCCCGCCACCCGCGACGAGGCAGCCAACAACAGCGCCGAGCGGCATGCGCTGGCCGAACTGCGACGCCTGACCGACGAGGGCAAAGTGTTTGAAACCGACGAGAACGGGCAGATCCGCACCAGCGACGAGTACGAGGCGGCGCTGGCGCGCTACAACGCGGCGAAGGAGGCCGGGCCGCAGGACAACCAGAAAACCGTTTTGACCGATGAGAACAGCGCCGGGATGCGGCTGTACCACGAGGGCGGCGAGAACCTGGCCAAAGCGCAGGCAGGCCTTGGCAGCGCGGCGCGGTTTGGAGCGGACACAGCCAACGCCATTGCAGGCAATTTGCCCAACATGGCACTGGCGCTGATCCCCGGCGTGGGGCCGGCGGTGAGCCTGGGCGCGCTGGGGGCGCAGGCGGCCGGCGGGCGCATGGCCGAGCTGTACGACGAGGACACCGGCGCGGACGAAGCGCTGTGGCGCGGCCTGGTGAGCGGCGGCATTGAGGTGGGCACCGAGGTTTTGCCGGTGGGCAGCTGGGTGGAGATTGTGAACCGCGGCGGCAAGGGCCTGGTGCGCAACCTGCTGCAGCAGATGGGCGAGGAAGGCACCGAGGAAGCCGTGGGGTATGTGGTGAACTACCTGGCCGACGTGGCCGCCAAAGACCCGAACGCCGAGTTCAGCTGGGCGGAGCTTGCGCAGAATGCCGGGATGGGGGCCATCAGCGGCGGGTTCTACGGTGCGGCAGGCACAGGGCTGAACCTTGCTTTGAACCGCGCCAACACCCGAATGGCGGAGAACCTGGCAGGCGGCGAGAACCAAGTGCAGCAGGCGAACACCCGCACGGCGCAGGCTGTGCGGGAGGCGGCGCTGACGCAGGCGCAGGATATGCAGCAGGCCGTCGCCGACCCGCTGGGAGCCGCCGCGCGGCTGGAGGAGGAAACCCGCCCCGGCAGCACGGCGGCAGAGGAAAAGTATGCCCCGCAGGCGGCCCAGAGCGCGCAGGAGAGCGCGCAAAACGCTGACGGGGAACTTGCCGCCCGGCAGGCGGAAAACGCCGCAAAGGCCGCCGCCGACGCGCTGGCGCAGGAGGAAGCGGCACAGGACGCCGACACCCTGACCAGGGAGGAAGCGGCACAGCGCGCCGATGCGCAGGCGGTGAGCGAGGCGGCGCTTGCGCAGGCCGCCGCCGAGCGGTACGCGCAGGAAAGCGCGCCGCAGGCGGACACGGTGGCACTGGAGCGGGGCACGGTGCGCCGGGAAACCGTGGAAGGAATACAGGCGTTTGCCGACGCGGAGGAAAGCTATACCCCTTACATGAAAAAGGCGCTGGTGGAGCGGTACAAGGGGCAAAGCCCGGCGGTGTATGTGCAGGAGATGCACAGCATGTATAACGCCGGGCGCGAGGGCGTTTTGAGCTTTGAGCAGGCGAAAAGCGCCAGCGCAGCGCGCGCCGCCGTGGTGCAGGACGACGCGGCGCTGTACACCGCGTACAGCCTGGGGCGCAACGCCGCCAGCGCCCTGACGGTGCAGCAGCCTGCCGCCGCCGTGACGGAACCGGAGGTGCGCTATGACGGCGTGCCGGCCGGCAGCGCGCAGGTGCCGGATGCCGTTTTGCAGGGCGTGGCGGAAAAGTTTGGCATGAATGTGGACGTGGTACGCCAGCTGACCGCCGACAACGGCGGGGAGGTGAACGGGTACTGGGCCGCCGGTGCGGCAGCCCTGACCGTGGGCGAAAACAGCGCCAACGCCTACCAGACGGTGCAGCACGAGCTGACCCACTGGATGGAGGGCGAGAACCCGGAGGGCTGGGCCAGGCTGCGCGCGCGGACGATGGCGTTTGCGGCAAGCGAATACGGGCTGGGCGGCGTGCAGCAGCACATTGGCCGGTACGAGAGCAGCTACGGCGACAGGACGCAGGCGGCGGACGAGTATGCCCGCGACCTGTTTGCCGGCATTATGAGCAGCGAGGAGAACACCCGCGCGTTTGTGGAATATGTGAGCGAGGACAGCGAAACGACGCGGGAGGAGAAGCGCAGCGTTTTGCAGGCTTTGCGCGAGATGCTGGACAAGATCGTGGGCAGCATCCGCAGCCTTTTGCGCGGCGGCGACGCGACGCTGGGCGCCGCAGACGGGCGGCGGCTTGCCGAGCGCGCCGAGAACGCCGAGAAAGCGC